CATTTTTCCTGTTGTTGCTACCACATTAAACCCAAGTTTAATTCCAATATCTTCTGGAAGTTCGATTTCTTGACCAGTTTTAGCAGTCATCCAAATACATGATTCAGTTGGTCCTATTCGAATTAACTTCTTTGGCCTGTTATTTACAAACTTCATTCTCTCACCAATATACTTACTGTTACTGTTTCACCAGCTGCTGCACTTGCTAAAGTTAATGTTAACTTTCCAAACACTGCATATGGTACTCCAACTTCTGCCGTATCTGTTGAAAGATAAACTTTTGCTGTTCCTGTATTATCTTCCGCTGATACTCTTGGATAAAACGATGTGTCTGTGTTTCCAGTATAATTTAATATTGCTTGGGCACTTTGTTCACCGATACTATCTAAATTAATATCCATTGAGTTACCAGTCACATTCATTGCTACTTTCAGTATTTCTCCATGAATTGTTTCACTAGTTGCGGTTGCTCCGGTTGCTCCGGCTGCTACGGTCGCTGTGATATTGTATTGTCTAATCATTCTTGTTTCTCCTGTTTATTTGTTTTAAGTCCGAAGACTATCTTTTTTTTGATTTAAAAGATAAAAAAATAAAAATAAAAAATTATTTATTGTAAAGATATGTTTCTCTCTTCGTTACAAGTGAATTCTGCGAAATTGGATACTTCAGCCTCGTGTGTTTCAGCTTTTGGACTAGATTTTTTCTTTGCCATTTTAAGCTGATGAGTTGAAATCAATTAGTGTTCCACCTGTAGTTGAACCTTGATAGTTTTCACATCCAATGTCTCCAGTGTTATTATCAATTACTGTGTCCCAAGTTCCAGTTGTCAAATTTCTAACTACACATCCGTCTCCAGCTGTAGTATTTCCTGCGAACTCAATCGCTTGAGTGCTCGAATTTGCGATTCCTGAGAATACATTATCATTAATTCTCCAGTTTCCACGATTTGTCCCAGTTTCTACAACTTTTACTCCGATTGTATCAACCACAACATTAAACTCGTTATTAATCACTGACATTCTTGAACCACTTACAACTACACATGCTGTTGCTAATTGTCCAAACATATTGTTTTCAATTACAGTCTGAACTGCATCACATTGTGTTGCTACTCCGAATCCTCCTGATCCACCCATAGCTACACCAAATGTTCCTGTTCCTGCTCCATCAATATTATTGTGATGAATCCAAGTTGAATAAACTGCTGTTCCTACTCCTGTCGCTACTGCTCCAATACAAATTACTGGATATGCTACTCTACACGATAAATTAAATCCTGTGATTTCAGTTCTATCTCCAGTGATTGTAAACATTGGACTTGTTCCTGCAATTATCTTCAAAGATGCTGCTTGCCTATATTGTGAACCGTTGCTTCCAATTATTCTCAATCCTGTTTGAGTTATAGCAATTCCTCCTGCTGCAATTGTTTCAATTGAATTTGGTGCCACTAAAATAGTGTCATAATTTCCTGCAGCTGTTACTGCTTCTTGCAATGTTAAGAATGCTTTGTCCCAAGTTAAACCATCTCCGCTTGCTGCGGGATCTGTTTTACCTGAATCAACATACCAAATTTGAGTACCTTTTTTAATGAAACTCAATCCTGCTCCTGCTGCTCCTTGTGCAAAGTTTACATTGCCTGTGTAGCTTCTGTTACCTTTATAAAGTCCTGTTACCGGTCCGTCTGTTCCCATATTAATGTTAAAAGACAAACTAGTACGCGTAAATAATAATGGATTTTACTCCTGTATCACTTCCACCTAAGTCTACTGTTAAAGTTCCTGAACTTACACTTGTTGTTGGTGCTTGGTCTACTACTACACTTCCGGTTGTAGTTTCATCATAAACGGTTACTCCATGAACATTTGTACATCCGAACGCGGTTAAATCTACAGTCACATCATCTGTTCCACCAACTGTTGTTGAAGGACATAATATATGAAGAATTTTTAATCCTAATTGCGGAGCTACCTCTGTATTTGTGCAGCTTGTTTCACTTACTATTGTTGTCATTTTTTTTATACCTCCCTAATTTACTTAGGGTTTGTTCTTATCGCGAACCAACGCCTACTCTCCCGGCTCGTAGATACCGACTATTTTTAGATGAAAATAGTAAAAATAAAAAAATAAAATAAAAAATTTATAATATTTCAACGATTGAACTGTTAAAGGCTAATGCTCTAATAATTAGACATTCGTACACTTTCAACATAAACTTCTGTGAATCATTAGTTTTAGCTAAATCTTCGTAAGTCATATCTTGAAGAACTCTCATCTCAATAACATCTGTATCTAGGAAATATATTGCTTTGCTTCCACTAGTATTGCTTAAATACATACTTGGAATTAAAGGAATATCTCCAGCCAGTGTACTCAACATCAAATGTGCTGGCACTCCGAATGGAAGTCCTGATGTACTTGACATATCTTTTGGTGAATATCTGTATGTATCAATCATCAATTTTCTAATATCTTGTACTACACTTGATGATGCTACAGCTAATTTAGGTCTTCCACCGCCGTCATATGCTTCTCTTACAGCTGTTTCAATGTGATCAAATGTTAATGCAGTTGTGTTTAGATCTGTTTCATTGGTTCCGTCTAATAATTTCACAATTCCACTAAATTCTGTTGCGTCATTTGTTGCGTCTCCATTTACGATTAATGATTCTTCTTTCTCTCTTAATTGTCTAGCCTTACTTAAAACTTCTAACTGTTTAGCGTTAGGAGCTCCAACTGAGCCAAATGGATTTCCGCCACCTAAACCTGATCCGGTTCCTTGAAATCCTTCTAATATATAAGAAGGGTATGCAGCTTGAGATTGTCCTGTAACTCTTCCAATAGCATAAATGTATTTGATAGCTGTACTAAACCTCTCATATGTATCATTTGCTTCTGTAAGTGCAGCGTCTTCGTATTTTGTAACAGCACCACCTTTTGCGGTCATGTTATTATAATCTGCAGTCAAACCTTGATTTGTTACTCTGGGAATAAGTTCTACTAAAGGTGTGAATTTTCTTGTTTGATCAATTACTCTTGGGTCTAAATAAATAGGAATCATAGCATATCCTGCTGTTCCTGCTCCACCTGTTTCAGTGTTTAGAGCTTTGAATCCAAGATCAAATGCATTTTTTAATCCGGTTCTTAAATCGAATCCGTTCCATGCATCTGCATATCTAGTATTATCTTTTAATTCTCCAAAAGATTGACCGTAAGCACTTTTACCGTTAACATCCATTCTTCCACTAAATACATTGTTTTGTTTAAAATCTGTCATCTTATTCAATTAAATCTAATGGATTGTGAGCTTTTACTTCAGTTGGGTTATCTTTTACTGGTGTTTCAGCCATTGATTTTTGAACTGGTTTTTTTAATAGTGCTTTTATTTCAGCAATATCTTTAGCTTGCGCTTCAACCTTTTCTTTTAATTCTTTAACTTCTTCACTTTCAACTGGTGTTTCTGCCGGTGTTTCCTGTGTTTCTTTTTCAACTTCTTCAGTTACTTCTTCTTTAACTTCTTTTTCTTTAACCATAGTTTTACCTCCTGTTTTATTTAATTCATTATCACTCGCATGATTATCTTTTGTAAATAGTTTTTTTCCTGTTATATATTTAATAACATCTTCTAATAATTCTTTTTGGTCTTCTGTTAAGCTTTTTACTTCTAATCCATGAATTTCAGGATCTCCAGCTTCTTTTGCTTTCTTATATGCTTCTAATGAATCAATTGCTTTAAGAAATACCTTTTCATTTCTAGAACCAGTATTCATTGGATTGCCTGTTGTTGCAACATTAAGTAATCCTACATCATCTAATAGTCTAACTGATTTTCCATCTATTTCTTGATGAGAAACTTTTGTTGGTATAAAAGCTATTGAATATGCATCTAAAAATCCACCCATAATACTGCCTTTTACTTCTTCGAATCTTTTATTGAAATTGTTTAATTCTGATTTTACTCTTAATCCAAATCTTCCTTCGCCAAGATCTTCAACTGTTGCATCAGTTATTTTACCAATTGGATTTGTTGTTTTAGCTATTTCTTTTTCTTCAGAAGTATCTCCTTTAAATGCTTCGTGTTCAACATCTAATTTAATATTTTTTTCAAGAATTTGTCTTTGCATTGATTCTAAACAATTTTTAGTTACAATATCATTGCCTAAATCTAAATCGTTAGTTGAAATAAGGCCTTCTAAAAATACTTTTTTCTCTCCTTTAACTTCAATTACATTAACATTGAACGGTGCTGTAAAAATAAATCCTGTTTCCATAGAATATAATATGAATTTTTTATTATAAACCTAATTATTCAAATGAATTATAGGTCATCTTTATGAATGAATGTAATTGCACTTCTACAATTTACATGTGCAGGAGGAGTTTGTCCTTCAAAGCCGGATTTTGCATCAACAAAGTTTTTATCTATTGCTTTAACATCATTATCTAATCTTTTACATACTCCGCTTGTTCTATCATCAATATGACTTGACCATTGTTTTAAATAATCTGTTTCACCTGCTGCTTTAAAGGCTTGCAATCTACCTTGATTTTCTGCTCTGTTTGATTCAGTGATTGCTATTG